GTCAGGGTCACGATATGTTTCTGTTTTGTTGATCTGCTCAGCAGTTGCAGCAGCAGATGCATGTCCAGCAAGCAACACACCGTAGTGTGTAGAACCTGAAGATGTAGTTGAGGTTGGACCATCACCTACTTCAGGAAGGTTGTTAGACATGTAGACTTTAAAGCCGTGAATGTTGTTGAAGATCAACCCATTCTGCAACCCTGATCCACCGAAGTCTGCGTTCAGAAGACGTGAATCTTCGTCTTTCAGAAGTTCAGCAAACACTGGGTCAATTACGAGCCAACGATCATTCGTAGAAACATTCTGTTGGTCCAGCTTACGTGACATACGTGCAATAACTTGCATTGGTGTCGCATTAGCTGCAGTGGTGTTCAACGTGTCTGCACCTGTACGAGGCTTGACAACGATAGAGTTACCACCAGTACCAGCATTAAAGTCAGAAGCATCTAGCTTCATGCTTGAAAGCAGTTCATCAGAACCAGCAGTTGAAACAGCTTTCGTACCATTTACGGTAGTGTTAGCTGTATTGGCTTTACCGTGGATAGCTGCTTGTTTGAAGCCAGCCATGTAACCAAGAACATCTTGGTCAAACTGGTCAGCCAAACGATAAGCTGCACGATCAGATGCGATACTTTGGAAGTTCACATGTGAGTGAGCTTCTTCAATATCGTCAACCTTGAAGGCAAAGTAGTTTGCTTTATCAACGGTCAAAGAAAAATCTTCATCGTCAAGGTCTTGTGGTGTGATAGTCGTGCCACGGGCATACGACTTCACGGTGATTTCAGGCTCTTTGATAATCTTAACAGAATCGCCCATGTTAGCAATCTCTCCAAAATAATCAGAGTTTGTGATTGCTTCTACAATAGAGGCCTTGCGGAAAGCAAGTTGTACCTGTTTACTGTAGATAACTGGACTAAAATTACCGTTAGGTAGATTACCATATCCTGACGCTGTTGCGAAAGCCATGATATAATCCTCCATAGATAGTTAGGCTTATTTAGATTTATAAGCTGTAACATCAGATAAGAGGCTGATCGTTCTAGGGTGCGACTTCAAAAAAGCTTGGCCTAGCTTAGAGTCTGTCGGGCCTATAATAGAACAGGTAAGTCTTAACGTATTTGTCTTCGCTTAGTCGAAAGCATAGGCATAGTAGCTGAAACGTCTAACAGGGTATACCTATGCTTTATTAACATACACAGTTATAACATAGAGTTTGTGTAATGTCAATACCTTATTTACCTCGCACCACCAGAAACATCATAGACAAACTTACCACTACGGATAGCTTCCATGATTTCATCTGAACGTTGCTCGTATTCTGTGGCACTCATACGTTGAACATCTGATTCACGTAGTTGCCCAGATACGCCCTCACCGTCTGGCTTTGAGGTACGTTTTGTTTTAACAGCAGATGCTGCATCTCTAGTATTCTTTCGTTGACCCTTAGTGTCCATACCTTTGTCAACCTTATATAGGTCAATTACACGGATCACTGATTGTGGATCGTCTTGGTTTTCATATAGTGCGTCTTGTACCCATTTAGGTTGTTCACCAGCCCAATCGTGGAAGTCATCACTTGCACGTAGATCATCGAAGTCGCTGTGCATAGCACGGATCTCATTCTCAGCTTTTGTGCGCTGGGCTTTCTCGTTGATCTTGTCAATCTCTTTTAGACGCTCATCTGCATAGCTAAACTTTTCTTGCGCTTTCTTTTCAGCAATAGTTTCAACTATGCCAGCAATCTCAGGATACTTAGCTGCCCAAGCTTCAATGCTTTCGTCTGAAGTAGGAGCACGTACCTTACCTGTCTTTTGTACTGTTTCAAGCTGAGCTTTAAGTTGTTTTAGTTCTTCAGCTTGCTTGTTTAAATGATTACGTAGATCACTGTAGCGTTTCTTGTAGGTACGTTCTTCACCTGATAGATCTTCTTCCTCAGGTTCTTTTGCAGGTTTAGCTTCTTGCTCTTCTGCTTTTTCTTCGATCTCTTCAGTTCTAGCTTTCATTAAAGCTTGTAGTTCTTCTTCCTCTCGTTTAATCTTTTCTTCTAGAGGTGTAGGTTTCTTTGGGTTTACGAAACCTGCTGTCTTTGGGGTTTCTACTTCTGCTAGTTCAGGCATACTGTATCCTTTCTTATATGGGGCCAGCCGTAGCTGGGTAGCCTTATTATTATTTTACAAACAAACCTGTCAGAAAAAACTGGGTTGTACGTAGGTAGTAATTTATTGCTGGCTTTAAGCCTTTTTTGAGTCCTCTACCATAGGACACAAAGTCTTTAAACTCTTGATAGTGTTCTGCTGCTTTACCTTTTTCTATTGCTCTATTACCTGCATAACGGTAACCACGTCTAAAGGCTTCTCCGTACCACTTACCATGATATGTGCGCTCACACCAAAGTTCTGCTTTGGCTTTATCTAGTCTGCTAAACCCACCTGTAGAGATGCCGTGTGTAGCTATTACGCAACTACCGTCATCTTTATCTCCTTCTCCGCTACCTTTATCTGGATCACCTTCTTTGATAACTCTAGCTTCTTTCAATATACCTTGATTAGCGGCCCTGCCTTCTTCTATTGCTGTAGCTACACTACCGCCGTATTTGTCTGCTTGATCCATGTCGTGTTGAGACAAACCCATAGCTGCCCCTTCAGCACGAGTCATATTTCCTTGAGCATATGCGTCTTGTTTATTTCGTAACCTATTAATAGCTACATAGTGATTTACACCAGAGTCATCACCTCTGTCTACGGCGGCATCAAAAGCAGCCTGTTCTTTTACATTTAGAGTATTTGTTGTAGCTCCACCTGCTGCTGATGCTTTAGTAGGATCGTATTTACCTTTAGATTCAGGTAAGGTGGCAGGTTTTATTACTTCTCCTTCAGTGCCATAAACGCCAGCACTATCAGGTCTAGCACGAGGTCTAATAGATACGTCTGGTGCAAGAGAACCTTTTAGAGCAATAGCATCTACTCTTTCTTGCATAGAGGGCGTACCTCTATCTTTAAGAGCCTGTTCTGTTGGCATACCAAATTCATCTAGTTCGTCTTTAGTGTATGCCTTAGAGTAACCCTCAATCCCTAAAGCACCACCTAAAAGATATTGCGTATCTCGTTGAACATTTGTTGCCGCTTCCATACTCGCTAAGGTGTCAAATACTTTTTGTGCTTGATTCTTTTTTGATTTTTTTATAAAACTACCTAGAGCGGTATCAGCACCCATAACCTTACCTAAAACACCAACAGGACCACCTAATAATGTAGTGATCAGTTCTTCTGAAGTAGATAAACCTAAAGGATCTTCACCTTTGTCTATGGTAGATTTAAGATCTCTATAATAACTATTATATTCATTTTCACTCCAATCTTTTGGGTCTTTACTTCTCCAGTTTATTTCATATTGTTTAATCTCTTCTGCTATACCTTCGCTGGCATTTGTGGTATCCCTAGCTGTAGCAGTATCTTTTATTTCTTGCTCCTCTACAGGAGTTTCACCCATTTCACGGAAACCTGCAGGTATTCTACTTAAAGGTCTGCCTCTAAAGAAAAAGACAACCATTCTTTGACCTGTTTCATCGTTTATGAATGTTTTACTTTGATAGCCTTCAAATACAGAACCAGTACCACCGTACTGACCGTAGCCACCGCCTACAGGTTGGGGTACAACTTGTTTCTCTTCCATGTTAGTCTTCCTCAAACTCTAGTTCGTCTTCCCGAAAAGGCAGATCTTCAGCTTTCTTAATACGTTCAAAACCTTCTGCTGCAGCTTTTTGTAGCTCATCAAAAAAGTCTTCCCCAAAGTATCTAACAGTTTGTGCATTTATAACGTACTCCCCTGGACTAACTCTAATATCAATATCATCACGAACCTCTTCAGGTTTAGCACCTATAGGAGCAGTGTTGCCACTTACAGGATCTACCTGCTCGTTCATTATAAGGTCCATCTCTAGCTGAGTTTCTTCTCCCACCTTACCACCTTCTGCAAAAGTAGTTTTTACATCTAAAATTTTTATTGTGTTACCACCATCCCACGAAGATTTAATTCTATTTACTTTTACGTTATTAGGCATTATATCTTTTATTAAATTTTCAAACACGTTAGCCCAATCTAAAGACACACCTTCTTCGTTTAAATTAACTGGTCCTAAATTTATCGTAGGCTTACTAGGTAGCTCAAGGCTTGAATCCGTTTTAGATGCATATTCTTTCAGATCTGCTATTGCTTCTCTTCCTAAAGAACTTTCATCAGAAAAGGTAAAATCGCCTGTATCTGAAAACCAAGTACCTACTAAATTACCTGTATCTTCTTCTTTTACAGATATTACTGGTGATTCACTTGTGTCTTTACTTTCAGGTCTAGCTCTTGGTCTAGTGGGTGGTGGGTCATCTCTTCCAGCAGCAGCCTGTGATTCTGCGTAAGCTTTTGCTGAATCGTAAGCTTCACGGGCTTCACGCCCACCTAAACCATAATCTCTTTCAGGCATTCATCTCATCCCGTAAATAAGTTAATCTGCGTAGTGCAGCAATCTCACCTTGAGCACGATACACACCTTCCATAGTTGTTTCTTGCTCTAACCTACGTTGTGCTACTGCAATCTTATTATTGATTACCTCTAGAAAGCTATCCCATAGAGGCTTATCGTTTACTAGCTTCTTTATTGTCATGTACCAGTAAACCCTTGCTCACCTGGAGTAGGTACTGTACCTGTACCTATGTTACCACCCCCAGCGCCTGTAGTGTCAGCTACGCCAACTCCTGCTTGCTCTGGCGCTGCTCCTGGTGAAGGTGGTGGAGGTGGACCTTGTACTGCACCTGCTGGGGGTTCAGGTGGTGTAGTAAACTTCTTGAGGATCTCAGCTTGGATAGCTGCGTCACCCAAAGAGTTAGTCACCTTATCAGGATCAAGGTCCATGCTCTTAGCAATCTCACGTATGATATAGTCACTCTTAACAAACGGCATAAGCGCTGGGTTAGAAGCTACACCCATGAACTGCATCAAACGTTGTGAACGTACTTCGTTAGCCATCAAGCTTTCTGTACCTGATGCCTTAACTTCTAGATCACCTTTTATCTCTTTGTCGAAGTCAAACTGCATATTAAACGCAAAGAACGCTTTACCAAGAGGACCAATAAGATAGTCATCTACGTTCTTTACAACATTTCGTATAGAGCCGTTAGCTGCAGACATAAGCATACTAATCCCAGAAGCAGTCCTTCCCACTCCTGAAACACCTGTCTGCCCGTGTGCAAACGATGGGAAACCTGTACTCTCATCAGC